TTTGCGAACCATGCACTAGCCGCTTTGATGGATCGGGCCGTGCCAAAGCTCGTTACCATCAAGACGGCGTGGCGATCTGGCCGTGCATCCATCGCGGCTAAGAGCATAGCCTGTCCTTCAGGCTCAGAGTAAGCGGGCGCAGCCACGCGAAACGGCACATGCACATCGCCGCCCGTCTTGGCCTGCTTATACGTCAACCAGCCGTCACGGCCTATCATGCCCTCAGTGAGCCGCACGGCGTCAGACATGCGCGCGCCGGTCCAGTGCAGCAACTCAAAGGCCAACCGCTCTGCCGTGTGCAACGGCCAGTAGGTGCGGAACGTCGCGACATCTTCTTCGGTCCAATACTTGAAGCCATCGGACTTCGGAACCTTCCGGCGCTTGATCCGCTCGGCAGGGTTAATCTCAAGTAGCCCCATATCGACCCACCAGCCACAAACGGCGCGCCAGACTTTCAGGCGATTGTTCGCGGGATGGGGCCGCAGCTTGGCCAAATCCTTCTGGATATGTTGCTGCGTGAGGTGACTTAGCAAACCAGAGCCATAATTCTTCCGCATTGCGTCAAGCGCACCGCGCCAGTGCGCCCGGGTGCCTGCGGCTTTCATCGCATATTCATCTGACGCAAGAAAGGCGGTGATGCCCGCGCCAATGGTCCCAGCCCTATGACTAACCATCGGGGCCGCAGATAGGCCCGCGGCCGCCGCGTAAGCGGCAAGAAACCTCGGATCGTCCTTCGGCAGATCGGGCAGGGCAACGCCCTTTTGCCCTTTCGGGCGATAGTAAAGGCGCTCGTTGCCACTGGGAAAGCGGCCCGCAGAATTGAGGTGCTTCAACTTGATTAGCCGAACAGACGGTCGCATGTGTTTTCCTCGACCTCTCCACCTTTAACCTCAAGCGCAAACAACGCTTCTTCGACCTCTTGCCGCAACCAAACTGTAACGCCCATGGCGTCGCGGGGTGGCGGCATTCGGCCTGCTTCAACCATCTTCTTGAAATGTGCTGGCGACATCGAACAATGAGCAGCGGCGTGCGCCTGCCTAAGGCATGCGGGCGCTGTGACGGGAACGGGTTTGCTTGCCATCAAAATGCCTCCCCTTTTGAACATTGATAGGCAACCTGCAACGAACGCAGGCCGAAACTTGCACTGACGCGGCGGTCAGAGGCTGCAAAGCCGTATTCACCCGCTGCCCACTTGGTCAGGTCCATGGAGTAACTGGCTTTCCATTGTCTGACCCGATCCACATGGCATTCAATTTCGGCGTTGATGCCGTTGACGGCTACGGACAACGAAACAACAGAATGCAGATCAGCTTTCAGAGCTGCAATCGCCGTCGCCGAATACCCCGCATAAGCGGTTTCGATGTAGCCCTCAAACGTAGTGACTAGATCGGGCTGGCTGGCGATCAGGGTCGCAAGCGCCTCGCCAAAGTGCTGACATTCCCCCAATCCGGCAAAGGCGGCGGCAAAGTCCTCGCTGCCTTCCACATTCACAAGCTTATAGGCCCGCAACCGTTCCGCAGTTAGTGCGGCATCCTTTGGCGTATCAGAGAAATACATACCTAGCATCAGGATGGCGATGTTCTCCGGCGTCATCTGGGGCGCACCCGCACCACGCTTACCGCGAGGCAGCAAGCCAGCCTCACGAATGATCCGGCCATATTGGGTCAGCGTTGCATGGTCTCGACCTGCAACGCTTTCCAATGCGGTAACGGTTTGCGGCAAGGTTGCCATGTGTTCCTCACGATTAGCTTTCGTTATGAGTAACACGCACAATTTGGGCCGCGCAAGTGCGTTGTGCGAAAAACACACAACAAGACGCTCAATTTGCCATACCGATGTTCTGATCATCGTCCATCAGCCGGAACAGTTGTGCAAACATCTGCCCGTCCCGCGCTGCCATCATGCGGGCGGCGTCAAGGCCGATTTCAAAGGCTGCGATCAGGCGGGGGTCATCCGCGTCATATTCTTTTGACAGGGCAAGGTCGCGCAGAAGTTCCATATAGGTGGCAAGATGATCAAGGCGCTTGGGCGCATCGGAAAGGACGGTCTGCGCCTCGTGCAGAAAGTCCGAGTCAACGTCGAAGCTGACGCGGTGCGTTTTCTTCGGGGTCTTGGCTGCGGGCAAAGCGGTATCGTTCCCGAAACGCGGGTTCTGGTCGTTCATTGCATCACCTTTTCTGTTGGAGTATCAACGCAAAATGTTGATACGCTCCACACAAGACACAATCAACAGAAAATGTTGAAATGACGCCAGCACAATGCCGCGCCGCACGCGCCCTTATCTCGTTGACACAACCTGCCTTGGCAGCAGCGGCATCGCTTGGCCTGTCTACAGTAGTTGATTTTGAACGCGAACGCAGGCCAGTTGCACAGCCTTCGGTTGACTCTATGAAAGCCGCGCTGGAAAGATCAGGGGTGCAGTTCATCGCCGAAAATGGCGGCGGCGCAGGTGTAAGATTGAGGAAGGAACGCTAAATGGCTGATCAGACGGTTAGAATTGAACACGACGATGTTGCGGCAACTGCCTACAAAATGGCCTTTTCCCTTTGGGTGAATGAGAAAGGCGAGGGACCAAAGGCAAGCCAATCAGAATTTATCTCCCTTGTGCTGACATGCACCCAAGCTCTCACCCGAAGCACCAACTCTGAAACGATCAAACGAACGATTTCTGAACTTTTTGGTAAATAGCTAAAACGTGAAGGGCTACAAAACCGAGTTGCCCTTCACGCCTCGCGCTTCAAGCGTTCACGTCGCCGCCGCCCCAATTCACGGCCAGCAAGGCTTGGTTAAGCTGATCGGCGGACAGGCCCAGCTCTTTCGCCCGCCCCATGGCGTCGATCAGCGCGCCAAGCGCCCGCGCCCTGCCGCCCGCATCAAAGGCTTGCAACGGCCTGCCCACGTCGATCATCACAGCGCCGCCCAGCTTGGCCGATGCCTCTTGCGCCAAAAGCTCACACATCGGCTGCAAGACCCATCCGGCAAGGTGGCGTTGCGCCTCTCGGACCATCGGCCCCGTGGTGGAAGCGTTATGCAGCCCCGGCAGCACCCCGAAGGCCATGGCGATTGCATCCCGCGCCGCGTCCAGCGTTTCGGCTGTCATGGATTTGGACAGATCGGGCGAAAGCTGATCAGGCGATTTGCCAAGGTTCGGGTGCATTCCTGCCGCCGTCGCATGGGCGACACCCTCAATCACAAGGCTAGACCCGCGACGGCCCCGAAAGGCGTTCCGCATGGTTTCCATATCATCGGCAGAGCCTTCGGGCAGCGGCACGATGAGCGATCCAAGCGGCGCATCGCGGTAAACGTCGCGCAGGGCGGTTTCCACCTCTTGCAGCAGGCTTGCCGACAAGGGCGCGCGCCGCAACGGTGCCGATCCGGCCCAAGGGGCTGCGGCGTCCGCCCCGATCCGCAGGTGTAGCACCTCGGCAGCAAGAGCCGTTTCCGTGCGCCCGCCGCCCGCTTCGGGCAGGCTTAGGCGGTAGGCTTTCGGGATGCCGTTACGGGTGGACAGATCCCAGTCGCGCGCAGGCACAAGCCCGTCAGGCGTGATCAGCAAGACCGCCTCGCCCCGCAGCGCCAAAGATCGGGCTATCATCGCCATGGTGCGGCGGTCTAGCAGATCGGTGCCTTGCACATCGGCCAGCGCAAAGGCGTTCTCCCAAAGGCTGACACAAGATTGCACGGTTGCCGTCAGTTCGGCCAAGCCGGTGCCGCCGCCGATGTAGGTTTCGCGCGCAGACATGACTTGCGCGGTGTAGCTTGACCCTGACGCGCGCTTTTCAGCTTCGCGCGGGGTGCGCCGGAACAGCCATGCCAGCATTAGAGCCTCCAACGATTAAGGGGATGCGCGCGCGTGAGCTGTGGCGCTGGTGTCCAGCTTCGCGCCTCGATTTGCGACTGCGGATAGGCGGGGCGGGTTACAATGCTGATTTCCTCCAGCACGGCGGCGGTGATGGTTCGCAGCACCGTGTTGCCCTGCCGCGTGATGGTTTCCGCCCCTGCCTGCGCTGCCAGTCGAAAGCCGGGGGAAATGCCCGGAACCAGCCCCGCGCGGATGCCTGCCAGAACGTCAGCGATGTAGCTGACGCCGATCATGTCCGGCGCGATCCGCGCCTCAATCAACAGCGCGGCGTCGGTATTGGTAATTTGCAGGCTTCCAGCCGTCACCGATGCCATCGGCTTGGCGAAGTCATGGCCCGCCAACAGGAAGGTGTTGCGGGCCTGATCAACCGCAAAGGCGCGCGGTGCAAAGGCTTCGCGCAGTTCTGTCCCGCCATTGCCCGCAGGCCGCAGCACGGTTTCTGCGCCGTAGGGAAAGCGGCCTAGAAGGCGGGTTTCCCCGCCTTCGCCTCTGACCTCAAAGTCGCCCTGGTGAATGCCCCAAAGCATCACTGCACGTTGGTCAAAAGTTGCAACTGGACGCCGCGCGCGACGGTCACGTCAACCGTCGCCAAAGCCGTCAGCCGCAAACCGCCCGCCTGCGCGTCGGTGAAGGGGTCGCGGATAACGTCCACCGCGCCCCACATGCCAACATAGATCGGGGCCACGCCGCCCGCATTCGTGGTCAGCAAGGCATTGGTGGCAAGCGGGGTGCCGGTCGGGGCCGCAAGGGCATTGGCCGACATGGCGATATTGGCGTCAGGGATGTTGCTGGTCAGGCGATCCCATTCCGACACGGCGGTGCTGGTGATCAAGGTGCCGTCCATCTTTTCCCAGACTTCGGGCCGGATCAACAGCCGCACCGCGTCCGGCGAACCGGCGGCATTGGCTTGCAGGAAGCGCGACACCGCGCCACGGAACGCGCCCCACGTTGCCGCCGCCGCAATGGCGGTGGACGTGATGCCATAGGTCGCAGCACCCGGAATAACGCCCAAGGGCTGACCGCTGGCGCCGGTCCCAAGGAACACGGCTTGGTCAATGCCCTGCGCCAAAGCGCCGTTCATATCGCGGCGAATTGCCTGTTCCAGAGCATCGCCCGTCTGTTTCATGGCGCGACGGGAAAGGCGCATATGAATGCCGAACGTGTTGTTCGGCGTCATTGCCTTGTCGGTCGTGGTGTATTGGGTCGGGCCTGCGACGTTGCCGCCTTCGGTCGCCGCCCAACCTGCCGCCACGCTGGACGTGACAACGGGCCATTCAGTCAGGCCGCTGTCAATGCTGATGGATTGCGCCCCCATACGCGCCGCCACGCTTTCGGGAAACAGCCGGTCAATGATCGGTTGCGTGGTCAGCGGATTGGCAACGCCCGCAGCAACCGTGTTCCGTTGTTCCAGCGCCGCCCACGGCACGGGGTAGCCACGGAAGCCACCGACAGCGCGCAATTCTTGCACGATTTCCGCCGTCTGGCCGGTCAGTTCGCGGCCTTCATCCAAGGCAAAGGCCACTTGCCGCAGTTCAAAGCGCGCCATCAGCTCGGCAAGCTCACGGTCGGAACGGGTTTCCAGATCGGCCCCGGCTTCGCGGCGTTCCGTGTCCTCGGCGATCAGCGCCGCGCGGTAGCGGGTTTCGTTGGCGCGATACTCGGCGTCCAGCGTTTCCATTGCCCGCACCTCATCGGCACTGGCGGCGGTGTTGCC